ACTTTCACCGCGCCCATCTATTGACTCGTCAAATTTTACACCGGCCGCATTAAAGGCCGCGGAAACGGCCGCGCTTCCTTTGTGATATCCATAGCCGCCGGCCCAACCTGTGCCGGATGCGTACTGATTCCCATGGATCCATAAGGCCGCATATACGCGCTCAGAACTTTGCGACCAATATACGCGGACTGTAATAATTGGCCGACAATCTGCCTTATTTATGGCCGTATATTCGTTATGGCAATAATTTTCTTTCCTGTGGCGCGGATTGAAATTTTTATCGGTCGGGGTGAATTTAAGTACTTGCATTGTGATTTAATTTAGGGGGTTAATTTGATATGTTCCATTCATAAATACCGTCTTCAGTGTAAATCGGATATCTTATTAATTCGACATATCCGAAATTTTCATATAAATAAGACTGATACTTTTCAGCTCCTTTGATAGTCTTAAAATATTTTGTAATCGTGTTCATTTTACATGATTTTGCGACCTTTCTTAATATAGATGCTGAAGCCGGGACCGTATGCCATGCGATATTCCCGGACTAAAAACCGCGCTTCCTTTAATGTGCCGGCCTCATCAATCTGTTCGGTCCCATAACGTGACGTGGTCATAATTTTGTACATAACTTTAGGATTTAAGAGTTAAAAAGGACAGTTTTTTGTTTCGGTTTCGGCTTCTATAATGTCGGACGGTTGAACGGGAAGATGAAAAATTGTTTTAACGACGTACATATCACTAAATTTTGAAGCTATCCTTTTTTTGTATGCCTGTTCTGAATATAATGTAACGGTTAACGCTTCAAGCCCCGGCCAATAGTGTATTTCAGTGCAATAATGTTCACCGCCATAAATGATAAGGTTTACAATGTCTAATTTTTTTACAGATCCGACATTTTCAATCTCTGTCCGGATGTCCATGAATTTCATAATCGTAAAATTTAGGGGTTAAAGGTTTGGGGTTAATACTTAGAAATTTTTTCGGCGGATCCGGTAAGCTTAGCCAGGATAAACGCCAGGCCAATAATGCTAATAACGACAATAGCGAAAAGCGTTTCGTGTGACATAAATTTAGATTTAGGGGTTAAATATGGATGCAAGATAGTTCCCTTTAACATATGTTCAAAATATTTTCAATGTTTTTTCACAAATATTTTTAATTGGATCACAAATAAGGCCGCAAACGACTGATAATGAAGGATCAGGTAATTATGTGCCGTTACTTTAATACGTGATCCGAACATCATACATATATGCGCCGGCCGACCTGGTTGCTGGTTCCGTTAAATCGTGGCGGCCTGGTGTTGATATGATCCATGCCCAGGATCAGGCTATTATGTCAAATATGACATATTACCAAGCTTTGCCGGTTTCTGCATATATGCAACATATTACCGGGATCAGTAATAAGTCAAATTTGCCATATTCCGGTACCGGATCCGGCCAACCTGGGGGCTGGTTCGGCAGGTCGATAGTTGCACAAACAACAGTTGCATATGCAACCATTTTCGAGGCCATGCGGAGGGTCGGCCGGGGCTGGGCTGGCTGGCAGGCCGCCAAAAATCTGTCCGGCTTCCAAAAATCTGCTCGGCATAGGTGTGTGCTACCAGTGGCGGGATGCAATGCCCAGGACTGGGTGTCTTGCCAACCTTTAGGCGATCAATACAATTCAATTTTGCGCAAAAATCTGCGCATTCTGGCAACGTGTGTCAAATCTGCCACATTTTGCATCATTTCTGCCATGCGAGGCCGGTCTTGAGCATCCCATCCCATCCCATCGCCAAAAATCTGTCCGATTCAGCCCGTTTTAGCCGATTTGTGCCATCGGTGGCATCATTGCATTGCCGGACAAAGAAAAACCCCGCAATCGGCATTAAAATGCTTCCTGCGGGGCGTGGCACGGGTTAAGCACGGGCGTCAGACGTCGATGTCCATCTGAAAGGTGCTTGAAAGGCCTATCAAACCATCCGAAGTAACCGAAGGGGGGGGAGGGGGGAGGGAGTGGGACCGGGGGGACTGAGGGGGGCTAAGATAGATGTACTTGGCATAAGTTTCTCCATCTTCCTCAATCATTTCCGTGTGGATCGTGTGTCCTTCCTGCCGGAGTTTGTGGATTGTACTGCTCAGTCGATAAAGACCGAAGTGGTATAATGCCGTGTGACCGGTTACTCCTCGTCCTGATTGCAGGTAGTTAAGCACCTGCTGCTTCTTTGTGTAAGGCATGGGGATTTAGGGGGTTTAGGGGGTTAGAAAGGCATATCGTCATCGGAATACTTGGCCTTGGGTGTTACCGGGGCCGGGGGAGAAGGGGGGGCAACTTGGTACGGCTTCAGGCTGATGCTCAGTCGCTTTTTACCGTTGTTTTCTTTTACCCAGCCGGCAATCTCATAGATTTGACCCTGCACCCGGACGTATCCCCGCATATCAGGATGCGTATCAAGTTTCTTCTGCTGGTTTTTGTTCATGTTTCCCTTGCACTCAGGGATGGATTCAAGATACGTCTCAAGATTAAATTCTGCCATTTGTTTGAAATTTACAGTTGATTACGATATTCAAGTTCGATGATTAGATCAATGTAGTGCTTCGCTTTCTTCAGGTCAAGCAGACCACCCTTCTCCCGATGCCTGCACAAATATTTTATAGCACAGCCTTCAAGGTATGGGATGTTGTTTTTATGGATGAACTCCACCGGCTGAATAGGCATCTTCTTGTAGTGGCTTCCGCCTTCTTGGGAGAGTAGGGGGTTCGGATTTTCCGATGCCTCAATCATCCCAACGACTTTTTTTAATGCGTTTAGCATAGTGGTTTGATTCTTTGTAGGCATCCAATGCCCATTTGATACATACAATGCACAGTCCAGCTATCGCCAACATTTGAAAGACTGCTGCAAATACCATCAAGTTGTTCATCTGTGTCATTTTAAAACCAGCCAGCGTAGAAACGCAGCCGGGATTCGATTGCTAACCTATGAAAAACACCTCATTCATAATAATACTAATACTTATTGGGGCAAGACCCTCTGCTACTGGACCAAGTGTAGCCGCTGGATTTATACTTGACATTACGCAGTGTTTCCAAAACCTGCAACCAATTCAAGCAGTCAGGACAGGACTCGAACCTGCAAGTGTGGTGATTTAATTCGTCCCACTCTGATTGCTTACCATAGCGTCTACCATTGTCAACCACATTGGCCTTTCAACCGCTATGGCAAACATTCCGCCACCTGACTAATTACCGCCCATATGTAGAAACATTAGGCGGGTTCTGTTCATCAAAAACCCTAAATCCAATAATCACAATGCACAACAAAAGTAACAGAAGTCAATTAATTATCCTAATAATTTCTACATTATTTTAGATTGATATAAAATATCTTTTAATCTCTGTCATAAATACCTCAAGGTCATCAATAATCATGAACTTGTAGCCAAGGTTCTCAAGCATCAATCCCGATACCACTTGCTCATTGGATGGCTTACCACCTGGCTTCTTTAGTTCTATGAAGAATCCGTGATACTCGTCGTTGGGGACGCTAAGGAATAGATCAGGCACGCCCTTGCGGACACCCATCAGTTTGTACTTCCGTCCTTCCCTTGCGCTTTTAATGCTTCCACCGTTCCGGATGTGGAATAACTGCTGTGTCCAGTTAGGATACTGCATATCAAACCACTTTACGCAAGCAATTTGCAGGTTAGATTCCGATACTTTTGAGGTATTCTTCATTGTCGTAAAATTTCATTCGTTCTCCATCAAACTTCATAGGTATGCTCATCTTGCTACCGTTTCGGTTCTTGGCAATAATTAGTTCTGCTGTCCCTTTAGTACTATTGCCATGCTCGTCCACCTCTATCCCTACCTGCTCGTCTCTGTGTATAAAGTACACAGCATCTGCATCCTGCTCAATGGCTCCTGATTCACGAAGGTCGGACAATACCGGCTTTTTTACTGCTCTTGTCTCCACTCCCCTGTTTAACTGACTAAGGGCAACTACCGGAATATTCAAGTCCCTTGCAAGCAATTTCAATCCCCGACTAATGGCTGCCACTTCCTGCTCACGGGACCTGCCCCCCTTCTGATCTATAAGTTGCAGGTAATCTATGAAAAGGATGTCCAGTTTGCCTTTATTCTTCATGGCATAACTAAATGACTTGATAGCTTCAATGTTTAGGTTTATGGACGGGTTGATGTTTATCTCGTATTTGCTCATCCCATTCATAGCCTCGTAGAACTTGTCCCGTACAGATTCATCGTACCTAAAACCGGTGATAATCTTCTGATACGGTATCTCTGAATAAAGACTTGACATCCTGGCCACCGTCTGTTCTATGGACATTTCAAGCTGAATGATGCCTACTGCTTTACCTGACATTGCAGCCCCAAGGACATTCCTGCCCATGAATGCTGACTTACCTACGGATGGACGTGCTGCTATCACGTAAAGTCCTCCATCCACAAATCCCGCAGTCGCAGCATCTACGCTCTTAAATCCGGTGCTTATTCCCATCAGGTCTTGGTTCTGCACCATTTCCTGATACTTATACAGTTTCATAATGGCATCCGGCAAGGACATCGTGCTGATGATAGATTCTGTCCTGAGTGCCTTTAACTGCTGCTCTATGTGGTTTATGGCATCAAGCGGGTCCATGTCTGCCGGAATACCGCCTTGGGTAATCTTGATGACCTCCCTCATCCGGTACATCTGAGAAAGTACATAGGCGTTCTGCATCACAGATGCTGAAGATGTCACCATGTTTGTACAGGCCATAACATCCCCAACAATAGTCCGATCAAGCTTAAGATGCCTGATACACCGGTCAACAACACTCATCATGTCTATTACCTTGTCCTCCTTCCTGAGACCTTCTATGGCCTCAAACATCTTTGCGTTACGGTCATCGTAAAAATGCTTTGAGGAAAGAATAGGTGCAATCTGATCGTAAGCAACCGGCTCCATAACGCAGATACCGATAACATATTGCTCAAGTGCTTTATTATAGTGCAATCCGTCTTGGAAGTTCATTGTCCGTACTTTTTACCATCCCATACTGCTATGGGATATATTTTAGGTTCCATTTGCCACTTCACCGGTTTAGGCTCAAATAAGCCCGTCCAGTTGTAGTTAATGCTGTTGTCAATACTTTGTATCGCTAACTCCTCTCCAAGCCCTGCAAGAAACCTTAATTGGCGTTTACGGGATATCTCTGTCAAAGGCTCCTTCATCAGTTTCCGGTGCTGCTCCCAGTCCTGCCATGCTATCTTAAAATCCTCCGAATCAAACGGAAGGTCGATGAATAGTAAGTTTTTCATATTCTGCAATCGTTTTAAATATCTGTAATACCACTTGCGGGACTACGGCATTTCCTCCGGCTTTGATGGACTCTTGTCTCCATTTAGAAAAGGTAATTCCGTCCAATCTATCGGAAATCCCATCATTTCCATCACAAATCGGGGAGACAGATGGGAATTGCTCCCAGTTATTAGTTTTATATGGTTTGGTAGTTGAGATACGTGAGAAACCTTGTTGCCGTTTTCCTGCATCAAATGTTCCATTGAATTTGTCCCCTTGTAATCCCTTGTTGCCGGTGTCGGGAGCATCCCCATCACCGCAAATCTGCCCAGTCCAACCGACCCGTCCACCCCGTTCTGATTCACTTTCCTTGGAACTCCGTTCTTGGTCATGTGGAACTTGTCGTTCTTCCCGATTATCGCTGCGGTCGTTGCATCCGATGCCATTGGTGTAGGCAGTAACCCAGTTGCAGCCGCCATCCCTAAACTCGCTCCGAACTTTGTCCCCGTCTTTTGACTTGTCCGAACAAATCGTCCATTCTCGTATGTTGTTGTGTTTGCGTTTAGTCCCCGCTCTCCGTCCATTGCATTCGGCGTTGGCAGTAACCCCGGCCATCTCTTCTCCACGAATCCGCTCTGTATCTCCTGCGCTAATGTCCCGCTGTTTCCGAATTTCTGCTCCTTCTTCGATAGATTCTCCGAATACGCATCCATCGATGCGGGTGTTTTTAGCAACAAACCAGACCCTGTCCCTTCTGTGCGGAGCGTTGACGGATACAGCTGGAAGTACAAACGGTTGTACTTCGTACCCTTCAGCTTCCATGTCAACCTGCACTTCGTGGAATACCAATCCGTCCGACCAATTAACAAGGCCGAAAACGTTTTCGCCCACGACCCAACGTGGTTGAATTTCTCTAATCGCTCGCAACATTTCCGGCCAGAGGTGGCGGTCATCTTCCTTTCCAAGTCTTTTTCCGGCACCACTATATGGCTGGCAGGGAAATCCTCCGGTGAGGACGTCGATGCGTCCTCTGTGAATAGTGAAATCTGTTTTGGTAATGTCATTGTATGAAATTGCGTTTGGCCAATAATACTTCAATACTTTCTGTCCAAATGGGTTCCACTCGCAATGAAATACATTCTGCCATCCAATCCATTCTGCGGCAAGGTCAAACCCTCCAATACCTGAAAAAAGGCTTCCGTGTGTCATTTTTATTGAGTTTAGGGCATACGATGTCTATTTAAGCATCCCTCTTAGGTCTGCGAACTGGCAGGCATTTAATCTATCCCATCCCCATCAGAAACCCTAAAAAAGGGTGCTAATCTGATTAAGTGCTAAACTGAGACTTATTGACAACGCTCGTTTAGCGGATAGAAGGGGAAGTTTTTGACCATAGCGGGTCGATGCTTTTTTATTTAAGGGTTGACACATCGAAGTCATTGCCCATCCTCCCCAGGTTGAAACCCTAAATACCAATAAAGTTTGAGGTTTTTCGGGGATGCCGCCCCAGTCGGTCGAACTGTTGAAAACACCGACTTATGTAAAATAAAAATGGGATTACCTCTAGCCCAAGTAATCCCATGTCGGGTATGTTGTTTCCAACCTCCCCGCAGCCATGGGCTAGATGCCTGCGGAGATCAATATGTTACCAAAGGTACTTACTTATGTCAAACTTCGGCAAATAAATTTTTAGAAATACCTGCCGGTCGTAGAAGTGTGAGTAATACGGAGTGCCGTGGAAGTTGGCTCTATGCACCAACGCTGCAATCCGATCTACTCTGTACCTTTTAGCGTTTGAAAGAACGTTTTTTGATATTGCTTCATCTCTGAGGAACAAATTTAGTTCCCATTCGGCAATCTCTTCCTTATACGTGTGGTCAGTAAATAATTTTACCCTATACCTCGTATTGTTCCACATCCGGTGTCACTTTTACTGAACTGCAATATTGTGCTACATAGCAATCCCTGCATTTGTCGTAGGAAGGCATTGCAGGCCATTTAGCCTTCTCCCAACCGGCAAGCATATTCTTTACCGTCTCTACCTCTTGTACGTGTACGTCAAGGCTATCTGCCGTCATAACGCATTTAATGACCCTGCACCATCCTGACTTACCAAAGACAAGAAAGTAGTATGGAAGGTACACCCCATGCTTCAGGTGATAAAGGTGGATGTAATGCCTTGCTTGACGCTTAGAATCCGGTTTATTCTCAAGGTCTGCCCATCCGTTCCACCTGTCATCGTACTTGGTTTCGGTGTACTTTACGTCATAGATAGCCAACCGATCAGGATTCTCTATATCATTGGCTACCATGTCGATGATACCGGACATACCATCTACTTCCAACCGAACCTGCGGAAGGATTGCGTACATCTTGATGCCTAACAATTCAAGGGTCTTTTTAGCAATGCCGGCAAGTTCATCAATATCCTTCTCAGCCTGCGACTTACCACCGTTCTTCAGTTTCTCCAACTGCGGGGCTTCCTGCGATGACTGACCAAGTAGCAGCCACTCAAAGTACAAGCCACGTTTCATGGCTTCTGACTGCTCTGTGGCAACCTTGTCGATGTAGCGCAGTTTAATGGCTTGCGGGCAGTTTACGCTAAAGACATTGTTCATTAAGGACTGGGAGATGTTCATATGTGTGTGTGTTAATTACGGAATGAATCAAGATTAATGTGCCAAAGCTTCTTATTGTCAACGGCTACCGGACCAATAATCAAGGCGTTACCTACATTGCCTTGGTAAGATATGCTTTCAAATATCTTGCCAATAAGGTACTTGGAATGAAATACCAGTGAATAATCATCTCCATGACTTTTCAGAAGGAATCCGGTCTCGTCTGCCTTACCGATCATCCACATATCACTTTTTTCTTGGTAATAGATATTGATATGGCATCCGTGAAACAAATCCATAACCCTGCAGGCCTCCGGATTTATGACAAATCTGCCATTCAGAAAACTCATCCGAATTTTCGGCTGCATTGTCTTACCATTCATCGGGACGTTTAGCCGGTTATACACCCTCATTGTCAAAGTTTTTATGATACAATGATTCCTGCACACCCGTTTGACCGTGGTACTTGCTACCTGCTTTTAGGTCGTATGTCTCCGCAATCTCTCCCTGCACATACGCAAACTCAATTTGGCAAATCTTCATGTTAGGGTATATCCGGACCGGCTGGGTAGCAACCAATTCCAATACAAGGCTACCTTCAAAACCAGGATCAATAAATCCGGCAGTCACATGGACAAACAACCCAAGCCGACCAAGGCTGCTTTTCCCTTCAACCTTTCCACGGATATTTCCCTTGCACCCTATACGCTCATTACAGCGATACAAGTATACCCGCCCCGGCTCCAGCAGTACGCCATGTCCTTCCATCTTCAGTTCGTACACATTATTCGGCTGCCGTACATCGAGTATCTCATCTGAGTACACCTTGTAATCAGGGGCGATGGTCAGGTCAACGGAACAAGGATTCAGGTTTTCTACATTAAACGGTTCAATGACAATAGAACCGCTTTTCAGATTCTCAAGTATCAGGCTATCAGACAGTATCATGTTATTTGTTTAAGGCTTCTCCAGTCGTGTTAAAAGGTACATACCCATCCTCATGCTTCCTGTTAAGGTCAGCCCCGAAAATGGTTCCAATCTTCTTCGCAGCATTCTTCACCGCAAAGGCATATGCAGCCGGCAGGTTCTTATGCAAAGCATCTTTCTTCTTGCTCTCCATAAACTGATTGACCCTTGTACCGGCATCCTGCTGCACAGGAACCGCTGAAATACCGTCATAGAACATCCATTGCCGGAGGATAGGATGGAATACATGGATACGCACATGACAGCATATCTCATTTACAATCATCTTGTATTCCACAATCTCAATCTTAAACAGACCGAAAAAGTACCGCTTCAATAGATTCTCAATCACTCCAATGGGGATGTGTTGGAACGTCTGACCACCAATCTGTTCAGTAATCACCTTTTTAGGCTTGGCTGACAATGCCTTCTGAAAGCCCTGTAATGCGTTTACCTGCTCCGTATTGAATGGAGTTATCTCATGTGAAACAGGCTCAGATACCTGTACTTGTAAGTTCTCTTGCATATATCGTGTTGTTTTTACTTACCGAATGTTTCGTTGTAGTATTGTTCTGCATCTTCATCAGAACATGGACGTCTATCTGTTTGATATGCAGTTGTTATCTGCTCCTTCTCCATTTGTTTGGCTTGTTCAAGCATAGCAGAAATTTCTGTTTGATAACCCGGAGGAGTTAACTTTTTCATTTTTTCTTCCAACCATTCAACCGCCGTTTTCTGTGCCATGTGTTTACTTTTCGTCATCAACAAAATTGGCCAAGAAAGCAGCAGGTGAACTACCCGGAGTAAGCCCCGGCATCTCCATCGGAACGTCTGCCAAACCTTCAATCCGCTGAGACACATACTGCGAAGCAAGTTTCTCCGCCCGCTTCCTACGCTCAAAAAACTCAATTATTTGGCTCTGTATGGCAGGATTGACATATACCCCAGACAGATGCAACTTCAGCGTAGGGTATGACATAGCAAGCAAACCTTGCAGTTTACCCTTGTCTCCCCTGCGCAGATGACGTTCAACGTATTGCCTGAATTTGAAATCCGTTTGTGCAACTCTTGATAAATCTTCCATTGTTTTACTATTGTTTCAAACAAAGTTACAGAATGTTTTAATAAAAAAACCCCCAAATTTTATTTTGAGGGTCTTTTAACACGACACAAGAACACTATTTCACCACCTTGCAGATGTCTTTCTGATGTCCACATGGAGGAATCCGGGGTACAACCCAATGCCTCCAAACCACAGTTTTTTATCCTTAATCAGTTTCTCTACAATAGCCTTCAGTTGCTTCGGCGTCTTGGACTTAACCGTAATGTCCGCAGCAGATGCCGTCAGATGCTGGCTCTCCGGCTTCCCGCCAATCTTAGTGTTGTACTTCGGATGCCGGTATGCGCTGTTCAAATGGATCGGCTCACCCAAATGGTCTCGCAGCACCTGAAGGTTCAATGCCAATTCACGGACATTACCCATGTACTTAATCGGAACCTGGGTGCCATCCTTGCAGGCAAATTCGTATAAACTGAAGTTTTTGGTAAGTTGCATATCCATATTTTTAGATACCCAAGACATAGAAATGTCAGGTAGTTTACGATATATGCGAAAGCTTATTTAAATAGGTTATACGCCATTACAAGCAGCAGGATAAGGAATAACCCTCCAAGGATGGTAATTGCCTGAATTAGCCCCTTTCTGTCCTTCTCAAGGCTATCTATCTGCCCCTGCATCTTATTGTTGACATTCAGCATATCCCGTACAAGGACATCGTTCACGACCGTCTTAACAATCGTATCAGTACGGGTGATATGCCGGTCGATAAACTTGGTCAACCGAATTATCTCTTTCTGCCTCAAGGTGTCATACACCGTCTCCTTGATGGTAGTATCCCGGTAAACGATAACCTCATCCCCTGTAATATACACCGAATCAATAGGCAACGGATTATCAAGTACCCATTGTGCAATAGCAGCATCTATCTCAGCCTTCTTACGCAATGCCTTTTTTACAGGATTGCAGGAAGCCAAGATAAATGCTGTCAGGATTACCTTAAACCAAATCCTTGTTGCCAAAATCACCGGTGTTATTGGTAAACAGGTTCTTCAGCAAATAGGATACAGCAGCAGTACCTGCAATCTTTCCAATGCTCAGCCACTCCGCAGAAGTAGGGAAATGCCCAGCATCGAAGATTACGGTCAGCGAAGAAGTTACTACCGCCAATACAGCGATAATCAAACCTTTCAGCAAGTCCTGAAGGTCAAGTTTTCCAAAATTGCTCATATGCTCAGTTTTTAGTGCCTATCTGCTTTGTCCTTGAGTTCAAGTTTTATCTCAGCAATAGCCTCAATAATCTTGTCAAGTTTCACCATCATCGCCCGGTCAGTATTCTCCAAAGACTTCACCCTAATATCCAACTCCTTCAACTTCATCTCCATCCTCACATAGATGCCAATCAAAGTCATAATAAAACCAATACCCCAAAGAATCAAATCCTGATTCATTACCCTATCTTGTTTACGGTTAAAATTACAGAAGGAATAGCGGGACGGGTAGGATTACTCGCTGCCGCCACATAGTCAATCAATACTGCTGTATCAGCACTATGCCAACAAATCTCGTAGTAATCACCGGCAGCAGCGTCAACAAACCAGTTCCAGGATGCAACGTGCCGACCGTTATTACCATTCAAGGTAATCTGAGTATTGCTATTGGCAACATTACTACCATTCTTGCAGAGCCATATCTCTACGATATCGTCCCCGGAATCACCCTTTGCATATTGAGCAGAAAACTCAATGTTGTACTTGCCGGCATTTGCCAAAGTAATACGGGAGTTGCTTACAATGCTGACCCCACTACTAAAGTCAGTTACATTGTAGGTCATCTTATTGACAGAAGTAGCCCCGGCATTCGTCTGATCTACCGTAGAATAGAACGACCCAAAGAAGTATTCGGGGCCAACTATGGCCTTAATCTCATTGGTCGTAACCTGTGCAATTACGCTGCTCATTGGGTAATATCTTCTGTAACAATAAACTGTCCTCGCAGATATGTCTGCACCGTACCGTCAGCAAATGTCGCTTGAAGGTCGTAATAATATTTGCCACCCATCTCTATACTAATGATTTTACTGATGGTTATGACATTGTTATTTGCACCTCCAACTGTTATCCCATTTCCTTCAGATAAGGTCTGCTTGATGTCTCCATCCGGATGGGTACGAATCTGCATCTTAACGTCAGCAGTAGCCAAACTGATTGGGTTACCGCTGCCGTCAAGGATGCTTATGGTTTGCTCGAAGGAATCGTTCCTGTAAGCCTTTTGGGTCAATACTGCGGGAGAGTTCATTGCTGAGTAGTTGTTGCTGTTGCTGCTGCTCTTGCCGCCTGCGTTGCCGCTCTCTGCTCCCGCTGACGCACATTCAATTCACGCATAACCAGCACAACCGCACGATCATCATGATTCGGCTTGTTGGCGTAGTCCTGATACTTCGTTCCGGTCAGTTCCACGTTGCCGGTGGTGACTACCTTGCCGGTGCTATCCGACAATGTGTAGTAAAACCGGGCAGTCGTTTGCAGGTCATCCCACACACAAACCACGTCGATGTCATCTGCATCGTATGTCACACCATTGACCCACACCTTGACCTTGTCGATCGGTCGCTTGTGGCTCTTGGTGCTGTCTGTTTGGGCATTGACCGAGAATCCGGCTATTAAAAGCCATGCAATGAATGTACTTCTTTTCATTTCTTATCCGTTGTGTTTTGTTGATTTACTTGCTGAACAATTTTCATGCGGATCGTCTCCGATGTCTTGGCAGGCAGTTCCCCCAATGCGTCATAAACGACCTGGAGTTCCTGCGCTGTAAGTTCTAACTTGTAAGATTTCGGTGTCGGCTCGAATGCCATCAAGGCCATTGCTGCGATTAGTGTTAGTGCTTTTTTCATGCTACAAATTTAGTCATTTGTGGTCTTTGCGTGTAGGTAGTAAACGGTTCCATCTATCTCTACACGGATAGTTCTGTTCGGTGATGTAGGCGATACCGTTGCCGCTTCGCCAAGTTTCCATCTACGAATACTACCGCCCGTTGGTGCTGCCGTCACGACTTCTGCCGCTTTGGTTACACGGAACGTATTTGTGCCGTCAGTTATCTTGATGTAATTGGATGTCGCACCGCTTGCCGTATTGGTTATATTTAAGTCTAACAGCGATGGGTTGCCCGTTGTGTTCCACGTGGTGTTGGAGTACAACATTGCCTGTGCAGATGTCCCAGTCAGAGATTGATTGCTGACATAGATAGGTGAGATGTTCGTTGAACTATCAATGCTCAACTGTGCATTTGCGCCTTGTCCGAAAAATTGATTGTTGGAGAAAATTGAACCGTTCACTTGAAGTTTGAGAAAATACGAATCAGTCGTGAATCCTAATAGCAAGTTACCGCTGGTGCTGAACCCGCCACGTGTGATGTTGTTCACCGCGAACTGCAAAGGATAATTCGCCCCCGAACCAATCACGGCTGCGTATGCGGATGAACCGCTGAATATCTGCCCGCCTGCGCTGCTTTCCGCTCCAAGATAAAGGATTCCATTTGAGTTGTAGATCTGCCCCGCTACCTCGCTCGTTCCGCTTCGTGCAACCCCAAGCCCGAAGGTCGTGTTGGATGCGATGTCGAGCTTACCCGTACCGATGCGGGCGTTGCCAACGACTTGGAGTTTATAGTCTCCGGCGTCTGTTCCGCTTGCATCGATGATCCATTCGCCTGCGGAGTTGATGCGACCTCGTTCTGTGTTGTTCGTAAAAAATGACATCAAGTTTGCACCCTGCGTTCCTAATGCAAGGGACTGCCCATTCGTATAAATGTTTGCCCCCGTTACAAATGGTGAATTTATATTTATGATTGCGTTACCAATTACCGCCAATCCGCTTCCGTAAATGTTGCCGGAGACTTGCAACTTGTAATTGCCTGCATCGGAGGCTGTTCCTATCAATACTTCACCACCGCTTTGCTGTAAAACTAAATTAGTCCTCGCTGCGGCACCACCTGCGGTAATCCATCCAATAGCAGCTGTAGCGTCGTATCCTATTGTAATAGCGTTTAACTGATAGCCGCTACTTTCAGTACCACTAGCTTGAGCGTAGATAGTGCCGCTGTTAGCCCTTATTACACCTGATACATCTAATTTCTGTGCAGGTGATGTTGTTCCTATACCAACATTCCCATTGGAAGTATTTGCGTACAAGGTAGTGACCGAATTTTTTTCAAGTGAGATGTAGGTATTCTCGCTTGTAGTGTTTACAATCTTAAACTTCCCTCCCGTTGACGCAATCCTTCCTGCCTCAAATGGAGTGAGATTATCATTGTTTGTAACCGATGCCATGAATGCGCCACCGGTGTACCCGTAAGAATTACTATTAAGATTTGAAGCAACGAATTGTGTACCAAAAAACTGAAGTGTGCCTCCGTCCGCGTTTGTAGATTGCCTGACTTGACTATTCGCGGAAAGTCCAATATTTCCATTTACCTGAAGCAATCCGTTTGAAGATGCGGTAGCAGTTCCAATTAAGACATTCCCGCTCGTCGTCGCAAAATTAGCCCCGTTGACAGTGCGGAGATTGCCGTTGATGTCGAGTTGATACCCCGCATCCGTGGGGGATGCACCGATGAAAACACGACCGTTGGCGAAGATGCGCATTCTTTCAGATGGTGCAGCATTTGTGCCACCAGTAGAAAACCTCAACACACCATTACCAACAGCAATGGAAGATGTGGCATAAGATGCGAAATCGACTGCGCTTCCGTTGTAGTTATATGACAAAAACCCTTCATCTCCTGATGATGGAACGCTATACCGATGCTTTGCGTTATTCCACCCTGATGGATTTAATGATATACCAAAAGTATTACCAACTCCTCCCGAAAGACTTAGCATTTCAACTGGGCTGGCCGTGTTTATCCCAACGAGACCACCGGCATTGTATATGACACTATTCCCAATCGTTCCGCTTGCCGTAAACTTCGGCACGTAGTTGGTTGTCCCGCTACCGCTCACCTCCAATGCCGCCAAGGAATCCAAACCCTTCTGCCGCCATGCTCTTGTCGCAATGTTTAACGTGTCCACAAGGAATGATTGCCCGCTTTTTGTGAGACCGTAGCCTGCGTGGCGGACGTATGGCGTGAGCATCGTAGATGTGTCCGCTTTGCGGAGGTATGGCGCAAGCATCGACGCAGTATCCCCGGCAACAATGTATGACCCCGAACTTCCGGCCATATCAGACCATTGTACCCTGACCGAATCCCAATAAAGGAACTTGTTTTTCTGCACCGAGAATATCAACAAGCCATTTCGCTTCCCGCTGCTGAATGTCGCAGTATCCCCAACAATGGGAGGCATGAAACCCTTAGTGGCTCCGTACCTTGGGCCGATGCTGAAGTATGCAGCGGTATCCGTGACAGCGTTGCGACCGACCGACATTTGATTACGGAATACATAATCCGGGACGGGATTAATCTGTTGAGCCTGAGACCATATCGTCGAGGTCAACAAAATGGTAATAGATAAAAGCCTTCTTAATATCATTTTACAAACAATTTAATTATTTCTCCAAAATTCAAGTTACCGTCAAACCATATCCGCTGATTGAACACATCAATGACGCATTCACCCGGATTCACAGACCCAACCGTAGGTATGTCCGTTATGGAAGTAGAACCACCAACAGATGTACTATAAAAGTATTGGCTATATGGCTCGTACAATGACGATTCCATTGTGCCGGTAATCTTTGTAATGTCGTTTATCGAATAAGAAGCCGCTATCGCAGGCAAAGTCGGAAAAGCAGTCAATGACACAGCCTGACTAAAAGCATAGTACACATCATCAATTATCACATAGTAGCCCTTTTTAAACTTTTCCTCACCTAACTGGTAACGAGGATACACCGTATCGCCCGTAATAACGAGTTGTAGTTGATTTGAGTACAATGGGGTGGTAACTATGGTAGTTCCCCAAGAAGCGGCATTTACGGCTGCCTGAAGGCCATCCCTGACATCTTCTGTGGTATCTCCCACCTGAACCTTGTACTTAGCAACAATTTGGTCAAAGTACAATGAGTAAACTATCCCAACAGTCGGAGTTGATCCGAACTCAAAAACCATTGTCCTCTCGGTGGACGGAAAAAAAACAATCTCATCCACTACCGGAATCAAATAGTTGCTTGACGATATGGTGACCTGCTTTATGCTGTAATGCTCATACGTGTAAACTGTTTTATTTACAGAGCCACCAAAAGTCTGACTGTGCTTTAAGCCAATACCATTCCTGTCCACCACCACCACATCATCCGCATAGATGCCAAAGATGGGTAGGTATGGCTGTACCTCAGTAACAGTAAATTGGTATGACTTGTACATCAGTTTACATATATGACCAAAATCCACTCTCCATCACCAAGTGCCATCCCGAACTCAAAGCTTCCAGTAGCACTCGTGTATTTCACTTGACTGCCGGTAGGAGTACCGGTTGTAATAATCTCCAAGCCAATACCGTTTCTCCGAACATCCAACACCTCGTCATTAATGATTGCAGCATTGGAAATGGTTGTCTCCCCTCCCGTAGCATTGTATTCCCAAGCATCTACATCAATTCCTCCAGGATCAGGAGCCGTTTGAACAAATGTCGGATCCGATGTCATAGTCATGCTCATCGAATATGTAGCACTTCCTCCGGCTTCCGTCTCAATAGTAAAGTCATCAACAAGACAGTTTACCTCGTATGACTTTGAACTACCATTCGGGTCTGTGATAACATATTTAGTCAATACCTTCAGGAAATTCAACTGGTAATCAAGTATCTCAAGTGGTCCGTAGTTGCTTGCACCCGGATTCAGTTTTATTAATCCCGATGTACTGATAGTTCCGGTAACCCGACCGTATTCGAATGACCTCCATTTACCGCTGCTGTACGGAGCCAATTCTATCTTATCAGCAGTTATGTTAATAGTGGCAGAAGTACCACAGGCAATAGGGTAGTATGCACTACCTAATTTGTGGTATATCACAATGCCATCTGCCTTTACTATATCTGACATTTCTGCTTATTTATTCAAAGTATATGTCCCACTTATGCGTATCTGTCGTCCCCGGCAAAATTGAATCATCTACATCTTCATCCCAAATTTCTACAAGATCAGCACTCCATGTATTGTTCATGAAGTCCATCTCTCGCATATTCAGAATTGCATAGGTCTTGTCTGAATCCTCTGCAAATCTAATGGTATTCATCAAACCTATGGGATACCTTAGTCCATCCCGCTCCCACTCTAAACCAAAGAAATTACCCTCAATAATATTCCGGTATCTGCGATTATAGAACCAGCGAGCCAAGGCATGATGCCTTTTAAATGGATATGGTCCGGATGGGTAGTCCCTTGGATTCCACAATACAGATGTCAGCGTTTCACCATCTGACAGATATATTGTGCCTTTATGATTTTCGTATCCATCGTCAATAAATATCTCTGATTCAGAATACTTATTGACATTCTTGCCAATGGTGTACTTGTGATAATCCCCTTTAACAATCTTGGTCCGTAACTGATTAAGGGGAGGAGTTACCTCAAACGTCAAATCCTTAAACCGCTTCCAAAAACGTCCGGCAGGAAAGAAAACATACAACCCAAATGTAAATTCACCATCAGCAGGTACACCATTGGTACTTAGTGTCACCTCCTGATATTCTTCATCGTCTTTATTGGTAACAATTCTTGTAACAGTGAAGCCAGCAGTCTCTATTGTGCTAACCCATTCTCCGGCAGGTGTCATGGAATAGTATGCGTTCCCATCGGTTTTTAACCGGGCATACATACATACTTCGCTGTTCCCAACAATTCCTGACTTCAGTTCACCCCATAATTGCTTAAATGTTATCTTGATTTTGTCATTGGCAGAAATCCTGATAGGCTGCGCTCGTATCAATGATGAATTTGCATCCTCTACTTCAACCTCAACATAATCATCTTCAAAGCCTACTCCGTAAATTAGTTCCCGGAAAAACTCTTTTGTACTTGTAGTATATGAACCACCACCATTGTCAATCAGATGATCCCAGTCATCCACAGTCCATGTGAACTCATACTTGTCATCGACAAGGATTTCCCCAATGAATGTACCGGACATAAAATCCTGATTCTTTAATACCTGCACAAACGGGGTAAACGAAAAACTAACGGTTGTTTCCTTAGATGGCTTTAGCAAAGTCTTGAGCATCTCTGGCATAATCGGCTTTACGATGCTATCGC